ATGTAAATATTATTATTTCTGGTGGAGGTGGACAGGGTGCAACTGGTGTTGCTTCTGTAAACCAGTTTGGTGAGGTATCTTCTATATCTCTAACCAATGCAGGAGAATTTTTTGAGACACCACCTCTCATACAAATTATAGGTGGTGGTGGAAGTGGTGCATCTGCTCAGGCATTTATTGACTTGGGTGTCATCACATCTATTGACCTTATATCAGGAGGTGGCGGTTATCAGGGAACACCAAACGTTATCTTTACAAGAGATACCGACCTGATCCGTACTGCAAGAAATCGTCAATCATTAAACAGTGTCCTATACAATCTGTCTGGTATACTTACAAATGTTGACTCGAATGACACAACTGTCCACATAGAAACCACCGACCCCTATCCAGGATCAGGTAAGTTTTTGGTTGGAAGAGAAGTTATAAGATATACAGGTAAGACACCAACATCTTTCACTGGATGTGATAGAGGTGTAAATTTCCGTTTTGACCAGAAAGTTATATTAGATAATTTACAGGACGATGCAAACACAGGTATTACTCAATATCAATTCTCTGTTACTGATAAAGTAAGACGTGTTATTGAATCATCTAATAACCGAGTTGCTATTGTATATGACTGGGACCCAGTGCAAAGAGCACTATACCTAACATTCCAAGTTGATGAATTAGCATTCATTGATGGTGGTAGGTCTAATGAGAAGTCTCAAATCATAGCATTTGTAGGAGGTACATCTGGGTCTAGTGGCACTGGTGTTGCTCCACACGTATTGATAGAGCAAGAAGGAGTAGATATCGTTGCATTTACTAATCCTTTAAGTTTAATTCTTAACAGAAAGTTTGAAGATGATGATGAATTGAATGGTGTTGGTGATGGAATTATTGACCTTGTTAATACTGGCACTGAGTATGAAAACCAAATTAATTTAGATGGTGGCATCGCCTCGTCTAAATATGGTATTGAGGAAACTTTAGGTGGACAGAATACCACTCTATTCCAAGTTGGAGACCAAATATATGATGGTAATGCAACACCTCTAACCGCAACAATCCAAGCTGCGGGTGAATTGGGAGACGGTGATACTCATATCTCAACCGCAACTATCGTCATTACATATAACACTACTACCTTGTTTAACATACCAGAAGTAGTAGAAGGATTGACATCAGGTTTGACTGCAACAACTACCAGTCGCGTAACAGGTCCTAAAGCAGGACAATTTACATTGACAGTGGAAAATATTGTAGATAATGACCCAACTTATAAGTTTACAGTCGGTGAAATCTTGAGAGGAAACACCTCAGGAGCACAAGCCGACATCATTTCTGTTGAATATACAACGTTTATCAGAAATGAGGAAGACTAACCCCTATAAATATAAAGAAGGCAATCGCTAGACATGGCACTATTAACCGACCAATTTAGAATCTTTACTGCCGAGCGTTTCAGAAGTGCACTTGAGGGTCCTGACCCAACACAGTCCGACCTCTTAGCTGGTGCTGACCGTGACCGTTTGTACGTATTCATTGGTCGTCCACAGTCATGGGATAACGAGAATGCACCACCTGACCCAGTAGATTCTTTCCAAGAATTTTCCGATGACTATGCGGATATGATATCCCTTAAGAGGGTCTTGGCAAATGATACAATTCAAGTTATCAGACGTACTGACTGGATTCCCCCAGAGCAAACTACTGGAGGATTAGGTTATGTGTATGACATGTATAGACATGACTATAGTGCTACAAAGACTGCATCTTCTGGTGCTACTAAATTATATGACGCAGATTTCTACGTTGTAAACTCGAGTTATCAGGTATATAAGTGCATTTATAACGGTACATCACCTAGTGACCCTAACGGTAAACCTTCAACTGTTGAGCCTACAGGTACTTCTACTTCTATCATCACAACTGCTGATGGTTATCGTTGGAAGTATATGTATACTATCCCTGTTGGACAGGTGTTGAAATTCTTCTCTAATGAGTATATGCCAGTGCTGTCTGATACAGCAGTGGTAGCAGATGCTATTGGTGGAGAAATTGATACTGTTATTATCGCTTCTTCTGGTAGTGGATACAATAACGGTACTTATGAAAACGTCCCTATTAAAGGAGATGGTATCGGTGGTCGTGTATCACTCGTTGTTGATGGTGGTAGAATTGTTTCTGCTACTGTAACATCTGGTGGTAGTGGATATACATTTGGTAAAGTAATCATCGATGAGGTCAACGGTATTGGAGCAGGTACAGGAACAGGCGGTAGCGTCGAAGTTGTTATACCCCCAGTAAAAGGACATGGAGCAGACCCTGCAACTGAGTTGGGTGGATTCCGTGTCATGATTAACACCAAGTTTACCTACGCTGAAGGTAGTGGTGACTTCCCGACTGATAACGACTATCGTCGTATTGGTTTGGTTATTAATCCTAACAAGTATGGCACAGAAGAATTAACTTCTGACCTTACATTATCAGCAACAAAGGCAGTTATCTTTTCACCAACCTTCACAGGTAACTTCCAGACTGACGAAATTATTACACAATCTAGAACTATTGGTGGTCAACAGGTGACTGCACGTGGTCGTGTAATATCATGGAATAACACAACTAAAGTGTTAAAATATTATCAAAATAGAATTGACGGTGTCTTCCCAGAATTCACTGGAAACCTAATTGAGTTTGAAGGTGGTAACCCTGTTGTAGGTGCAACATCTGGTGCATCTGCTGACCCTGATATTAACTTCCCGATTGTATCAGGTTCTAGCACTAGAATCATCAACAACACTGAGTATGATTTGGGTATGGCATTTACTAACGGTTATGCAAAACCTGAGGTACAGCCTAACTCTGGTGAAGTTATCTACATAGATAACAGAGGAGCAATCACTCGTGCGGGTGACCAAATCGAGGATATTAAAATCGTAATCGAGTTCTAAGATGCCACAGAATACTAATCTGAATATTTCTCCTTATTTCGACGATTTCGATAAGGACAACAATTTCTACAGAGTCCTGTTCCGACCAGGATATCCAATCCAAGCAAGAGAATTGACTACTATGCAGTCGATTCTACAGAATCAGTTGGAGTCTATAGGTCAGCACTTCTTTAAAGAAGGTGCTATGGTTATTCCAGGTCAAGTGGGATATGACCTTCAAGTGCAAGCAATTATATTACAGCAGTCTTTCTTAGGTGTAGACGTTGAGACATATAGGACACAGTTAAATGGACAAATAATTGAGGGTATCACCACTGGCATCAAGGCGAAAGTCCTCTATTCTATTCCATCAACTGAGTCATCTCGTGGATATGTAACATTATATGTTAAGTATATTGAATCAGGTGACACCACTTCTGATACAACTCTTAAAACTTTCCAACCAAACGAGCAGTTATTAGCAGAGAATGAAATAACTTTCGGCACAACTTTGATTGAAGTTGGGTCTCCATTTGGACAGTTGTTACCAGTTGATTCAAGTGCAGTAGCATCTGTTGCTTATATTAATGCGGGTGTCTATTTTATTAGAGGACACTTTGTAGATATTCCATCTTCATATTTGATTCTTGACCAGTATACTAACACACCATCTTATCGTGTTGGTTTAGAAGTCAGTGAATCTATTGTAACTCCAGAAGATGACCCTAATCTAAATGACAACGCTGCAGGTACATCTAACTATTCTGCACCAGGTGGTCATAGATTTAGAATTAGGACAAGTCTTGTAAAGAAAGCAATAAACGATACTACAGATAAAAACTTTATTGAATTATTACGCCTTAATAATTCTAAGGTAGAGGAATTCGTTACTGCTACAGCATACTCTGAATTAGAAAAATCATTAGCACGTAGGACATACGAAGAATCAGGTGACTATGTAATTGATACATTTACTATTACACCTAGAGAAAATTTAGATGATGGTTTTAACAACGGTGTATACCGTGTTGGAGAAACATCTGCAAATGGTAATTTAGCATCAGATGAATTAGTATCATTTGAGGTATCACCAGGTCGTGCTTATGTTAAAGGATATAGGACTGAGTTTCTTGTCCCAGAATTTGTAGATGCACCTAAACCTAGAGATTTTGAATGTGTGCAGAATGGTATCATATCATTCCGTCTAGGTCAATTCATGAAAGTATATGATGTGTATGGGTGGCCTGACCTAACTGGTGAGGGTGTTACATCTGCATATCAGACATTAGAATTATATGATGACTGGACACTAAACAATACATCTTCTATTGTTGGTAGACAAATTGGGCGTGCTCGCACAATTCAGTTGCAGCAGGACAATGGTGGTGTCTATGATATGTGGATATTTGATGCACAGATGTGGACAGGTATCAACTTTGCTGCAGGAAATAACTCAGTAGTTGTTGGTGATGTATTGAGAGGAAGGACATCTAATGCTAGAGGTTTCGTTGCTGATGCAGGAAGTGGCACACATTGTTACCTTGAGCAAGTATCAGGAGACTTTGTTAATGGTGAAGTTATAGAAAGAGATGGACGTGTTATCGGTACATTAGAAGCAGCA